TCAAGCCCTCCGAGTATGCAGTTATGCGGTTTACGTAACCGTTTAAGTTAATTGCATCCCCAGCAGCAGCAAACGCTTTTACTACTAAACTGTTCTGTAAGAGAAGCCCAGGAATAATAAGTGTCATTCCTGAATCAGCAGCAATTTCAAGCTCAATTAAATCGTCTTGATCTGTAGTGCCACCAAACTCAATAGTAAGAACACGAGCGGTAGCAGTTGTGTTAGTCGCATACAACCAGATCTCATCCAAATTGGATGTACCCGAAGTCGCTGTATGAACGGTCACAGATGCGCCCGTGCTAGTTCCTGTTACAGAAATGTTCTTTCCGTTTGTGCTTCCCGAAAGAAGATGTTTTGAATATGTCGCCATATCTGTCCCTTAGCTAAAGACCTGATTAGAAATAATGTTATCCGATGTACCGTTCACAGACGTGGGTATATCACTAGTAAGCGCTACTGTCCCAGTCGCATTAGGCAAAGTAATAGTCCTGTCAGCAGTAGGGTCAGTTACCGAAATAGTGATTTCGTACCCATTACCAGTAGTCGCACCCGTAAACAGCATTGGGCTGGCACCCTGATACGTGTTTGCCGCCTCAAACGTGTTTGTTGCATCAAACGTAACAGAACCAGTAAAAGTACCGCCAGCAAGCGGCATTTTCGTCGCATCCGCTGGCGCAGCAGCCCACTTAAGACCAGTTCCTTCACCAGAATCGGCAGTCAAAACATAGTTGTTTGTGCCAACAGCTAGCCGAGACACAGCGTCAGCGCTGGTCGCAACAATAAGATCGCCCTTTGCATCAACAATGTCTTTCTGCACAACACCAGGAGTGGTGTTCACAAAAGTTTCAATGTCCGCAAAGTTTTGATTCATGTCGGCAGCAACGATTACTGATCCTGCATTGAAATCGTTTAGAGGTCCAAGAGTTGCCATTTAACGCAGTCTCCTTGGCGTATATGTGAACGCCAGCGCATTGATTTCCCAATGGAAATTATTAGTAGGTCCGCTGACTTTCATACTTACACTCCGTCCTGTCCCAAGTGTAGGCAAGTTTTTGACATCAGCGGTGAGATCACGACCAATAGCATCCCATTTAGCAACATACGTGCCAGATGCTTCATTCCACTTAGCTGTATTCCAACGAGAAGCAGACGTTTTACCTTCCACACTCACACTAAAACTAGAAGTTTGCGTAGATTTGTCGTAATCCTTAAAAATGTTTATAGGCAACGTAATCGTTTCTTCAGCAGAAACAACAGCCCTTGGACGACCCCAACGCTTTTTAACGATGGGGTCTTTACCTGTTACCCAACGAGTAACGAAATATGAATCAATATGTGTTTCCGTGCTTGACGTGTAACGGTCAGCGTCACGTTTCTGTTCATCCTCAACATCAACCACAGAACCCGTATTGGCCACACATCCAGCAAACACTGTAGGCGTACTATTGGGTGGTCTATAAGAGAACAATGGGCCAGCATCGATATCGGTAGCTACCCACGCACCACCCTGACCCAGTGTCGGATCATAAATATAGGTTCGACGAGTAGTGGCAACCCCATCGGTGTAATCAACAGAAACATAAAGTTTGTTGTTGCCCCACGCAAGCTGCGGTGCAGAACCAAAAGTGATTTGCTGGTTATCTATAGCAGGAACAAGTTTGCTGAACAGCCACGTAAAGTTCTGGCCGTCATAAACGTATACGCCTTCTTGGGCGTGCCAAAAGAATGTTCCAAACGGTGTGTTCACTGGAGAAGAAAGCTCCACTGAACCCATATCGTTTGTCAAAGTAACAACCTGAAACGAATCAGAATCAAAACCGAATATCGCATACACGCTGTTGGTCTTGAAGATCAGTAACCGATCACCGTCAGGGACAAGTGCTGTGATCTGGTCACCGTGTTCCCCAAGGTCAATGTCTACGTAGTCTGCTGCCGCCCAGGTTTCTGGGTCGTTGACTGCTGACCATCTGACTCGTGATTTGTGTCCTGTTGCGGATTCATAGGTGTTTGCGACCCATGCGAAGTTGTTCCAAAACGCAATGTATTGGGCTTGCGGCATGTTGCCGCTTGCCCCAAAGGTGGTTCCGAGATCCGCAGCCGTTGCCCCATTCCAACGGAATGACGGCTTGTCATAACTAACGCCATAAGCCACATTGTTCATTGTCATCCCGTAAACACGGGAGCCATCTGTCCTTGCTGTTATTCCTGTAAGATCCGTAAAATTGCCCACCGCCGAATGAGCCACTTTGGTTCCATAATTAACCATCAACTGGTTAACCCCAGCATCGGTATGGAAACCCCACATGCCTTTAACGTCCTCACCTAAGGCTGTTGTGTTTCGGCGGTCAACACCATCACGCATCCGAATACCACCACGAGGGTCAACAGTTACGTTGAGCATGTCAGGTGATTCGTTGTCTGCGAGGTTGAACTGGTCGCTTCTCAGGTTCAATCCACCTGAAAATGATTCCAGTACTTCAAGAGAAAATCCTTGACGAGCCATCAGGGGTTACCAGATCACTCCGCCAGTATTGGCGTACCTCAATCTTCCCATACCCGCAGCGTAAAGAGTTGATCTTCGACTGTTCGCAATCATCGGTTGCGGAGCAGGAGTATCAGCGTAACGGCGAGCAAGGTTATCAAGCTGTGACTGGAACAACGCCATGTACTGGTTACCCATCGTCGGATCTTCCTGCTGGAAATATGCAGCAGCAGTAGCGTACGTAGCTAGAACCGCATGAAACGGATCAGGCAAATCAGGAGAAGAACCACTAGAACTACCCAACCCAAACGCAGTTGGATTACGGATAGCACGCACATACATCGTCGCCACACTGTCAGGGACAGGGTAAAGACGAACCGTGTCGTTCCAGAAACTCCACTCCCACGGAGCGCCCGACGGTAACGAGTTCAATGGGTAATCAAAATCTGCGCTATCAGAACCGATGTATTCCAAAACATGGTCATCGTTCCGAATAGCGATCATGTCACGCAAACCCTGAGTTATAGCATCAGGAGCGCCAGCAATAGTCGAAAGCGTATAATCTTTCGTTCCATTAGCAGTATTAAACGTTGTACGCACCTCATAAAAAGGCCAACGCTTTTCACTGTAAACAATCAGATCAAACCCTTGACCAATCATCGTATCTAAAGTCGTATCGTCAATATCAGTTGAATCGATATCAACAACGCTACGCACTTGAGCACGCATTTGAGCCAAAGTTAAAGACATCAGGTAGCCGCCGATTGTCTAGTGTGACCAATACAAATATCCGACCCGCCGACTGGTCGTGCTTTACACGACGTACCCGCACGGGTCGTTGCGGAACAAAAAGCTGTGGCGTCAGAAGCAGGAACCTGTTCTACAAATTCAGTTACACCAGGTAACGCACGAGCACCTTCCGCTTCGCCAGGAGCATAATGCCCAGGACGGACACCATTCGCACCAGCAGGTCGCGCATTTGAACTGTAAACAAGAGCTACTTCTCGTTGCATATTTGCCCCACTAAACCAAATTGAGGTGGTGGGGTGCCGAAGCACCCCCCACCAACTGCCTAATAAATTAGGCGATGTTATGTAAACGTCCTTGCCTTGAGCGGTTGCTGCAAGTCAAGTTTCCGTAGCACAAGATCTGCGCAAAGCGAGCATCTTGGTTTGTAGGACGCACAAACGGAGTTGGTTGGAACCAAGTCTCTGTATGCGCTACAAGCCTAATGTATTTCGTATTTAAGAAATACATAGCTTTTGCTTCGCAGTTGCTATCAAATGTGACGGGAGCGCCCTTAAAAAGTAAATTTTGGAACCCTGCGTCAGCTATTTCGGCACTTGTGTACCGAAGGTTTGGCTGAAGCAAAGCTTCATAATCTTCGTAACGCTCTTGGTCAGTAAAGATAATGGTCGGTTGGTCATTGCCAACAGAAACATCATTGTAAATCTTTGACATTGCTGCCAAAGACAATGCTGCCGCACCGTGGTTCGTTTGAGTTGGTGCCCACCACGAGTTACCAGCCGCACCTGAGTTAATTCCACCCAGAGTTCCGCCAGCAACAATGTTTTGGATACCATTCCAATCGTCACCGCCATTACCTGTGCCATCACCCCAGAACATAGTGTTCATGTTGTCGATGATGGTTTGTTCGGCTTGCATGATCTTGCCCTCAAGGAGGTCAATGATCTGTGCTTCACCGTTGTTTTTGCCTTCTTCAATACCAGTAATAGTTACTGTTGCTGCGTATTGTTTCCAGTCGTACTCTGCGGCACTAATGCCATCTTGAGCAGTGATAGGAATTGTGTCAGCACCAGCATATGAAGCGGCAGTTGAGTTAGACCCATAGATGATTGGAACAACGATTTTTGCACCGCCGCTCACACGCCTAATGGTTTGACCATTGGTAAGCGCATAAAACAGAGGGCGAGCACCGAAAACGTTGTCAGCCAGCTTAGGGACGTAGTTATAGAGAGTGGTTGACAAAATTTGGTCAAAGTTTGCGTTACCAGCCACGTCTACTCCTTAATTAGTTATTCGGATAATTGTTTAGTTGCAAGCTCATAAGCATCACGAATAGAACTAACTGCGTTACCAAAATCACGACTGACAGTACCTGGTGCCGAACCCGAACCATCCTCAATAACTGAGGCTGCACGCTTTTCTTCAACAATGTCAGAGTTCTTAGCTTTATCTTGCAAATCCGCATAAGTCATATGCGCATAAGCAGCATCCAAGTTTCCAATATTGTGTTTCAAAGCGTGAGAGTACAAAGCATTCTCATCTATGTCAGCTTGATATTTGTCTCGCAGGGTGTTCATTTCCTTCTGCAAATTTTGCTGTCTGTTTAAGCGATCTTGTTCTTCAATGGCCGATTCAAGTCGTCTAA